TTGATTTTCAGCACCGTTATTAAGTAGATCCCTTGTAAAATCCACAATATTATCCTTTATCTCATCTTCACTGCTGAAGCCTGACTCTCTCACATCAACATCAATTACAATTTTATCCTCATTTTTTATTCCTCCCATTTTTTGATTTAAATAATTATTTGATAATTCTTCCATTATTCTAAACCGCCTTCACTAATTCTATAATCTTATTGTTTTTAATAAAGTGTAATTTCATTGATCTGACTGACTTCCAATAGGGTTCATACCAATCATAAGAGGATTCTTTCAGAATTTTCTCTCTAAAATCTTTTTTCTCACGCTTCAGACGTTTTTTCTGCTTGGAATCCAGTAAAGAACTGGTATGCTTCTGATAAAATTTGCGGCGAATCTCACAGTCCTGACTAATCCATTCACCTTTAATTTTTCCATCAACATATACTGCAAGACAATAATGCAGCGGCTTTTCCACAACGCACATTATTGTTATATCATAGCCGTCTATTTTAAATTCAACTCTGCCGTATGGACTTGACAATGCGTCCTCAACTTTTTTCCATTCTTCTGGCGTCATTTTTTTGTCCTTTCCATTCGCCGTTGGCGAATTATTTTTAATCAGTAGATTTTTCTTCATATTCTTCTTTAGAAATAACAGATACATCATCTATTTGAACACTGAGTAACTCTGCCATTTTTTCTATTTCTTTATCCAAAAACTTAGTAATAGATTTTTCACTCAAGTCAATTTTATCAATGTTGTCTTTAATTGTATATCCGGCTTCTGAATAACCTATAGAATTAATACCTCCATACAATTCCGCATTACGTATTTCAAAATATACTGTAATTTTCATATCCTGTTTACTTTCTTCGATACATATCATGTTTTTAATCATTTGAAACCTCCTTTAAGCTTGATTTATCAATGAAATTTTTACAGCTTTTTATATCATTTTCATCATTATCAGTAATAGAACAAACTTTTTTATGTATACAATTTGAACATTTACGTTTTGTTGATTTATATTTCATTCGCCATTTACTAACTATTTTGATTACACCTGCAATAAGAAAATATAAACCTTCAATAATGTAAACAATTAAGCATTGTTGATGAAGTTCATTAATCATTTCTTTAGATGAAACTATAAAGCTGAACATATAAAATACAAACGCTAACATTCCATATGCAATTCCCATATTACAGAATGCAAAAATTGATAATGAGTAATCTTCTGTTTCCATAAATTTTTTTGAATTTCTATAAAATAAATAACAATTAACTAATAACCCTACTATGCTTATAAAGCATAGTGTTAAATCAATTATTTCAGATTTCGGCATTTTTTACCTCCTCTAAATTTTTAATATTTACGAATTTTAGGTTTATACATATGATCTGTACACTCCTTCATACTTTCCTGTATTTTCTCTTTACGCCGTCTGCGGATACTGTTGTAAATAATGTGCTTCACACAATTGTCATGACACGCCGGATATCTTGCTACACAGTTCCGGCATGGATTCTCAATCATAATTTATCGCTTCCCTTCAATTCGCCAATGGCGAATTATTTTTAAGCACTGCCTGAATTCGGCATCTCAACGCCACATGAAAACCGTTTATGTGATGACATTTTAATCCTCCATAAGTTCTTTGTATGAAATACCATCAGTTAATCCTGGTGATTTATCGCTGTCAGTAGGCATATATTTTGCGTTAGTAAATGACGGATATTTGTACTCTATCATGGCAAAATTTGCTACATCTACAAGATATTCGGTGTTATGGGTTTCCTCATACAGCTCTAAACGTCTTTTTATACTTTTGTAAGCTTGGGCTAATTCCGGATAATTTTGAGAACACCATCCATATTTATAATGGGACACCTCAATAGCATTTTTCATTTTTGCAATAAATTCATCAGAAAAATCCCGCCGTAATATTTGTTCTCTAGTTTCCATTCTTATTACCTCCATATTTCAATTTTAAGCCTGCTTTTAGGCATTCTGATTTTAACCCTGTATAGCAAATTATTCATGTTCCAGTTTTCTAAAACCATTATTTTCAAGCCTTTTAAGTGAATTCGGATAATTAATATAAAACTTAATACCGCAAATACGTCCCTTTTCATTACGGCAAGGCTCGGAACTTATGTATCCTGACTGTTTAAGCTTGTTAAGATGATTTTTATACATGTCTGTACCCATTTTCAAGTCGTTCAGTACTTTTGAACGGCTTATTACAAACTCTGATTTGCCCTTCGCACATCTGCATAAGTACATAAATATAGTTTTTGAAGCTGCTGTCAGACTTGAATCTTCCAATATTTCAGCGCTTATTGCATTATATCCTCCGGTTCGATGTATCTCCGGAAGTATTTCATGGGTAATCCATCGGCGAAAAGCTTTGGCTTCAGGCTTATCACTTCGAAGAATTACTGAATATAACCCGCTTTCATTGACTATTGTTGCATTTTGTTTACCTCCAAGGGTATGAATTGAAGTCATACCCTTTTCATCTAAATCAAGTCTATCCGCAACTTTTGACGGTGTTGATAAATCTAATACCTTACATATATCACTCAACACCCACCACGTTTCACCGTTACTTTCAATCATTCTGATCGGTGAATTTTCATATAAAAATTCTTGTACATTATTCATTTTTATTTCCTTTCATTTTAAATTAACATCATATTTCTGTATAATAGAATCCTTCGGAAGATACATTTTTACATCCCAAGAATATGTAATATCCATATACGGCTGTTCATCAGTTTCAAGATTATCATAAATTGTCACATCATCATAATAGTATTTTTGCAGTTTTTTACCGCCGTCATCTGTTGCCTGATAAACAAAATAATACTGTTTCTCATTATAATTTCCACACCCAAGAACAAAATTTCCCTTGCCGTTGGCTTCTAAATCAACAGAATATATTTCAACAATTTCCTTGTCATTAGCTTTTTTACTAATTAATTTATCTATTATGAAACATAATAAAACTAAAAATAAAATTGCAATTAAAACTCCTATGATTGAACAAATAACATTTATCAATCTTTCTTTGCCTGTCATTATCAAATCCTCCTATAGTAACACGAAAATTCCATTAAAAAATATTTATAAACCTTGCAATATAAACCCACATTCCAAACGAAAAAGCAATCAATCCAATATAAATGCTATAAAAACTAAAAGGACTCTGACGTATACAATAATCGCATGTATTCTTTGATTTTTCATAATACTCTGCTTTTATGCATCCATTGCATTTCCATTTTTTTCTGTCTTTTTCTGTTTCCTTTTCATTGTCCATAGAATTTTGATTATTTTTTCTGTAGCAAAACAAAAGATATACAGCCAATATCGGCAGTAAACTAAATAATATCAGCAATATTATTCTAAAGCTAAATGTTATATTTTCTGCTACAAAGATACCATATATCTTTTTAGTAAAATAATAACCTATAATTCCTGATGCAACTGCCATCAATACATGATCTCCAAATGTTTTACTATCATTTTTTTCTTTAAAATATTCATCAATTTCATCACACGGATCTTTATCAATATAATCAACTATTTCCGGTGAATTCTTTTTCTTTATTCCAACAGTTTCTGAGATTTTTTCCGCACACTCATCACAAATACATTTATCTAAATACCATATTCTATTTTCTTTATTTTTTCCGCATAATGTACAAGGTATTCTCTTATTTTCCTCCATAATTTCTCTCCTTAAATCTGTATATCTTCTTTATTTCTCTGAACTTGTTTTTGCTGTAATTTCTGCACATTTTCCAGTTTATTTTCAGGTTCGTCTAAAAGCATTTTTGCTAGATTATTTTTCAAAACATCATACTCTTTCAGCTTCTTATCTATGGATTTATTTCCAGAAATAAGCTTGTTTTTTTCTTCCTCCAATGACTTAATATCTGCCGCAAGCTTTCCTGCATTGGGAAGCTCTCTGGTCTTTTCTGTTTTCTTTAATTCCTCTACCGCTTCCTGAAATAAAAGCAATTCATCTTCATGATTTCGGAAATATCTGTCCTGAAAAACTGCCTTTTTATACGCCTCATTTATCGGCTTGTATTTACGGTAAATTTTCAGATATTTAAGTCGGTATTTATTAAAATTTATCTTCTTTGTAAGGCTTTGGATATTCTCCTCATTTTGTAATTTTTCATCTGTCAGACTGTCATATTTATTCAAAAAATCCTCTGCGTCTTTGAAACCGTATTCGTGCAGAATGCTTATGGTTTTAAACCCGATTTTAAGATTTTGCATTCTTGCCCAACGGTTAAGACCGCCTGCACTGAAACGCTCGTCAGACAGGTCAAAAAATTCTTTCAGACGATTATCCTGATTCATAAATCTTCTTGTTCTTGCTTCGGATTTTGTTTCATTTCTTCTCTCAACTGCTCTGTCAATTCTCTTGTTTAACTGCTTTTCTTCATAGTACCAACCGAGATTTTGAGAATAAATAAAATACTTTTGTCCCGGCATTTTAAATCCTAAACATTTGCCGGATTTCTTTTTATAATCCTGATACTTTACTTCAATATTTTTTGCACGAAGCTTACTAAGAAAATCTTCAAAATTATCAGACTGCTTTATAGTTTCATCAATAATATTTTTCAGCTGCTGCTTCCATGAAATTCCAGCTTTATTTTGTTCCCATTCATAATGAGACATGCCTTTTCCCTTATCGGTTTGAATTACTGATAAACCTCTTTCAGCACAAATTTTATCACTGATAGTTCTTAATTCTTTCCACGCCGGAGCATACTTCCTATCATGCTCTCTGGAAAAAGATTTTCCATTGATCATGTTTACAGAATTAATAATTATGTGATTGTGGATATGATTCTTATCAATGTGAGTAGTCAATACAAATTCATATTCGCCTTTTAAAAATTCTTTCATGGTTTGCATACCAATTTCATGTGCTTGTTCAGGAGTAACTTCTCCCTTTTTGAATGACTGATATGAATGGTAGGCAAGATTTTTCATGTTGTCATTCATTTCTTTTCTGGTAAATTCAAATTCATATTCAGCTGTATTATATTGACAATTTACAGAAGAAATATATTTTCCATTTCCGGTCTTTTCAAACTTGCAAATGTAGTTTATTGATTTTCCAAGTGTAACCTTGATTGGATGAATGTTAGTATATGCCATACCTCATTTACCTTTCTTTGAATATCCTCCATATCGGACTGATAAATCGAATTTGTTTCATTGATTCTTTTAGCAATTTGATTGATATTAACGCCGATTTTACGCAGGTTATAGTTAATTTCTTTAAGTCCTGAATAGTCATGAATTTCTATTTTTTCATCTATTGCAGCCTTTCGTAAATATGCACTTAAATTCTTAATTTTTGCTATCTTCATTTTCTCAAAAATAAATGCTTTTTCTTCTTCTGAAACATAAAATTTTAGTAAACAATTTCGTTTTCTTTGCTTAGTCATTTTATTGTCCTTTCTTGACTTTTTTTCAAAAAATTCTAACGGGGTTTGGGGTCTCCCAAAAGATAAATTTTGATAAAAATCAGTCTCGCTGATTTTTTCAAAATTTGCCGAGTGTGTCCACACCGGCGTTGCTTGCTACCCAGACCTCCGGATTTGACTGCCGGCGTGCCGGTGAGTTAAATCCGGATTTTCAGCCCGTGTTCGGGCTGATATTTTTTTCGAAAATCTGTCTGATTTTCGGAATCCTGAGAAGAAAAAATGTGCTGTCAGAAAATTAACCTCAATTTGATTTCCAATTATATACACCATTTTTTATTTTGTCAAGAGGGGTATTGAGAAAAAATACATGCAAAACTAAGTAAAAATTGCAGCAGAAAAATATAAAAAAAGACCGCAGTTTCCGTGCTTTGACAGAAATTGCAGTCTTGCTGAAAATATGTCCCAAAAAAATTTTTTTGACAAGGCAAAAAAATAAAGAACCGAGATTAAAAATCCCGATTCTTTCAAATTCCCAAAATTGGCATTAAAAATTTTTTTAAAATAATACTTGACAAAATATTTCCTTTATGTTAAAATACAAAACAGAAAAAGCACCCCCACAAAACATGTACCGTTTACCAGACGGAACATGTTCCTTAATCAAACAGATACAACAACTATCTGATTGACTTAGTGAGAATGCTATTTTAGCACACGTACATGTGTGCTTGAAATAGATCTTAAGCCTGTCAGATTCCTTACGAACTCTGATGGGCTTATTGCTTTTTCCAATTAAAAATTGAATATTAAATCACAGGTAGTTAATCAATATTCATTCAACGTAGAAGAAACATACAACTGCTTCGGAAATCAAAATCAATAACGGAAAAGCTATTGATAATACTTTCAAAACAGGACATGTTGAAGGTCTGAAAGTTGATGCCGATGATAAGTCAAAATTATCACATTGATCGGAATTTTCAATGCGGACAAAACTGAATTTACCGAAAAAATGCAATTGAAACTGTAACGTCAGATAAAGACGGTTCATTTAGTTTTGAAGAAATAATTTTCAGAAATGAAAAAATCCGTGGCAGTGTTTAAGTTAAATAACGTCTAAATTAATTACAAATTAACTTCTAACGCACTAAACCATCAACTACCTGCGGAGACAAGCTCCGTTATCAATGCAATATAAATGCAACGGCAAGTTGATGATTTTAGCATTCCTGTGTGGTGACCCGTACGGGAATTGAACCCATGATTCCGCCGTGAAAGGGCGGTGTCTTAACCTCTTGACCAACGGGCCTTATGGTAGCGGCAGTAGGATTTGAACCAACGACCAATCGGGTATGAACCGAGTACTCTAGCCAACTGAGCTATGCCGCCATTTTTTATCGTTTCAGTCGTTTTTTATTACCGCTTCATGCGACTATATTATTATACACGCTTTATCCTTAAAAGTCAACACTTTTTTTATAAAAAAGTTATATTTGTTAAAATTGACAGATATAGCTTTATTTTTATAGCTAAAACAGTGCAAAAAGTAGAAATGAAAAATTATTTTTTTCTTAATTGCATATTTATATGCAAAAAAATGCCCTTTTTTGCCCATTGGTGAAAGACGTTTTTAAATGTTTTTCAATCTTACATTTTATTTACAAGGAGGTTTATATGAACGATAATGACAAATCAAAAAAGGAGCGTTTATTCTGCTGTTATTATGCAAAGCTGGGAAACATTTTTGAAGCGGCAGTACGGGCAGGTTTTTCTCCGGATACGGCGCTTGTAAACGGTATGGATATTTTAAAACAGAAAAAGTATCAAAAAAGCATATCTGTTCTTATGTCTGAAACTGTTTCTCCCTCTAAGCTTGTAAAAGCCGGACTGGAAAGGCTGGCTTTCGGAAGTTCCAACGACGCAGTTTACTTAGCATTCTCGGAAGAAATGCCGTCGCCGGAAAAAATTTCTTCACTCGACCTTTTTAATGTATCGGAAATTAAAAAGGTCAAAGGCGGAGGCGTTGAAGTAAAATTGTTTGACAGGCAAAAGGCAATGGAAAAAATGTACGAATTTGCGTCAAACGACAATAGTTCTACCGCAGCTTCAAATCTTCTTGAAGCCCTTACAGGATTGGAGGCGGAATCGGAAAATTGAAGTTTAAGAAATTTTCCCCCAAACAGCGTCTTGCAATAGGCTGGTGGACTCACCCCTCATACAGAAACAAAGACGCAATCATCTGCGATGGGGCTGTCAGAAGCGGTAAAACACTATGCATGTCAATGGGTTTTGTTAGCTGGGCAATGACATGTTACAACGGCTGTTCTTTTGCACTATGCGGTAAAACGGTTACATCACTGCGGCGTAATCTTGTAGAACCGCTTCTCGGAACACTGGGCGCTATGGGTTTTACCTATATAGAAAAGCTCAGCAAAAGCTACATCGACATTGAAATGTCCGGAAGACGCAACAGATTTTATTTCTTCGGGGGACGAGACGAAAGCTCAGCTTCACTGATTCAGGGGATTACTCTTGGAGGAGTTCTGCTTGACGAAGTGGCATTAATGCCCCGTTCATTTGTTGAACAGGCTGTGGCAAGATGTTCCCTTGCAGGTTCAAAGCTATGGTTCAACTGCAATCCCGATCACCCTTATCACTGGTTCTACAGAGAATGGATAAAAAAGCATGATGAAAAAAATGCTCTTTATGTTCATTTCACCATGAAGGACAATCCGTCGCTTACAAAGGCGGTCAGGGAAAGATATGAACGGCTTTATTCGGGAGTTTTCTACGAACGCTTTATTCTGGGCAAGTGGACTGCCGCAAGCGGCGTTGTTTATCCTATGTTCAAGGAATCGGAGCATGTGTTTGATAGTCCGCCGGAATGCGATAGATTTATAATCTCCTGCGATTACGGTACTGTTAATCCTTCCTCCTTCGGTTTATGGGGACACTGCGGCGGAGTGTGGTACAGGCTTGACGAGTACTACTACGATTCTCGCCGTGAAGGTATTTCAAGAACAGACGAGGAGCATTATAAAGGTCTTTCCGATCTTGCAGGAAACCGCACCATTGAATATGTGGTGGCAGACCCTTCGGCGGCTAGCTTCATAGAGTGCATTCGCCGTCACGGAGAATTTGATGTGATCCCGGCAAAAAATGACGTTCTTTCTGGTATACGCAAAGTAAGCGATGCGTTGAAATCGAAAACAATTATGTTTTCAAAAGATTGTACCGATTGTCTCCGTGAATTTGCCATGTACTGCTGGAATGAAAAAGCCGGAGGAGATACTCCTCTGAAAGAAAACGATCATGCTATGGACGATGTGAGATATTTTGTCAGTACGGCGCTGAGTACGCCTGTTTCAGACGGATTTTTTGCAGTTTCCGTTGCACGGTGAAAGGAGGTGAAGTATGAAAATATTTAAAAAGAAAAGTACCCAAAAGGTATCTTCCGGAGAGGCGGCAGTATTTTCTGCATCAAGAAGTCATGACGTTTATGAACCCTTTGATTCCTCAATGGAACACTGGGAAAAAGAACTTTATGACCGTCTCAGATTTACTGTTCCTGTAATCGACGCCGCAATCAGCAAAATTGTTAGGCTTACGGGCGGATACAAAATACAGTGCAGAGACGAAAGTATGCAGGAAATTATGGACAGCTTTTCCGGGGAAATACCAGTTGGACTTACAGGACATTCTATTCAAAGCTTTACCGACAGCTTTCTTGAAAGTCTGCTTACCTACGGAAACGCCGTGGGAGAAATGCTGGTTGACAGTGAAACTATGCAGCTTACCGCCCTTTACAACGGTGATCCGTCAAAAATTGCAGTTCTGCCGGGAAACAGTCCTGAGCTGCCTGTTTACTGCATTAAAAATTCTGACGGTAAGCTTAAAACTATTGAAAAGCCTCAGCTTATTCTGTTTTCTGCGCTGAATCCGCCGCCGGGAAAAACTATGGGCATATCAATTCTCAGAGGACTTCCGGCTTTAAGTTCCGTACTTATGAAAATATACCGATGTATCGGTCAGAATTACGAACGTGCAGGAAACGTCAGATACGCCGTAACCTACAAGCCTACAGGAGACATATCCGAAAAGGCGTTTACCAAAGACCGTGCCATGCAGATTGCTAAAGAATGGTCTGACGGAATGAACGCCGCAAAAAACGGTGACATACGTGATTTTGTTGCTGTAGGAGATGTGGACATCAAGGTCATCGGCGCAGACAATCAGCTTTTTGATACGGAGGTACCCGTAAGGCAGATCTTGGAACAGCTTATTGCTAAGCTTTCTGTTCCGCCTTTCCTGCTGGGACTTAACTGGTCTACTACTGAAAGAATGTCCTCACAGCAGGCAGACATTCTGACTTCCGAACTGGAGTATTACCGCAGACTTCTTACTCCTGTAATCAGAAAAATTGCGGTAGCCTTCCTGAGACTTCAGGGAAGCGACAGCGATGTTGACATCATATGGGACAACATCAACTTACAGGACGAAACTGCTCTTGCAGAAGCAAGACTTAAAAACGCACAGGCTGTTCTGATCGAACAGCAAATTAAAAACAACAATAATAATGAAATTTAATTTGGAGGTATTTTTATGTATAACGATATTAAACTTGAAAAGGGACTTTACAATCTTGCAGGAAAAAGCTTTACTCAGGCACTGACTGAGGCTGATCCTGACGAAAATTACGCAGATTCTTCACTTGCCGGTCTTGACGCATTTGAAAGACAGCTTAAAAGATTTGATATTAAGATCTGCGGTCCGGAATGCGATAAGGTAGAAAAATTCTTTGTTACTACCGAAAGCGCCGTACTGTTTCCCGAATTTGTAAAAAGAGCCATTACTCTTGGTATGGAAGAATCAATTCTTACTGATATTGTAGCGGTTAAAACTCGTTCCGACTGCAATCAGTACAGAGGCTATCTGATTTCAGAATCTGCCGCTTATACTACTAAAACATCAGAGGGTAACAGTCTGCCGGAAACTACTATTAAAGAATCCCCTAATTCAATCAGTCTTTTGAAATACGGCAGACTTATTACAGCGTCCTATGAAGCGGTAAGACTTCAAAGACTCGACGTTTTTGCTGTAACTCTTCGTTCTATCGGCAAAAAGCTTGCCGACGCTATTACAAGCTCGGCTGTCAGCACAATTAAAACAGGCGCAACAGAAGTTGATATTGCCGGCTCTGCTCTTGCATATTCCGATCTGCTTAATCTTTACAGTCAGTTTACAAGCTACAATATGAACACTATTATCGCTTCTCCTAAAAATGCGGCTTTGATCCTTTCTATGACGCAGGTTCAGGACAGTATTTCAACCGATGAAAAGGGAAATATTATTCTTCCTTTCGGTACTGTTCTTATTAAGTCGGCACAGGTCAACGACTATACAATTATCGGTTTTGACAGAAATTACGCTCTTGAAATGGTTACAAGCTCAGAGCTTATTATGGAAACCGACAAGCTCATTGACCGTCAGCTTGACGCTTTTACCGTTTCTATGAATCTTGGCTTTAAGAGTATTATTTCTGATGCGGCTAAAACCCTTAATCTTGACAAGTAATATAGCCTTATAAATACTTTGCTGCTTTCTTTAATCGGAAAGCAGCAATAAAGCTTACTAAAAATAAACGGAGGTAAATTTTTATGGAAAATACAGAAAAATTACAATTACTTAATCAATTCACAAGACGTGAATTAACAGAAGAGGAAGTATACATTTTTGACGTTATTTTATGCGATAACGAGATTGACAGGGACTTCGAAAAGTTTTCATTATCCGCACTGAAAACATTACAGGAGCTTTTTATAGGAAAAACCGGTATATTTGATCACGACGCCAAAAGCTCCGGTCAGACTGCAAGAATATTTCATACCGAGCTTGCCGAGGACAGTGAGAGAAAAACTTCTACAGGCGAAAACTATGTATGCCTTAAGGGCTGCGCTTATATGGTGAGGACTTCTGCCAATGAAAATCTTATAAAAGAGATAGAAGGCGGTATAAAGAAAGAAGTAAGTATTTCATGCAGCGCTTCTGTTCAGAAGTGTTCCGTATGCGGAGCAAATAAGCGTACTAAAAACTGTCCTCACACAAAGGGAAAAGAATACGCCGGCAAGACCGCCTATGTGATCCTTGACAAAATTACGGATGCCTATGAATGGAGCTTTGTCGCTGTTCCCGCACAAAAAAATGCGGGAGTTACACGTAAATTTTATTCTGAAAGCAATAATACCCAAAGCAATTTTGATCATGAGACTGCACAGAAGCTTTTTGAAAATCTGAAAAAAGACGTTACAAGACTTTGTTTTCTATGCGGAGAAAACGGCGATATCTTAAAATCTGCCGCTGACAGAATGAATGTCCGTGAGCTTCTGGATTTTAAATCCGAATTGGAATACAAGAACCGTTCAAACAAAAATCCTCAGCTTGCATATGAAAGCTCAAAGGATTTTACTGAAAGCTTCAAAATGACGAAAGGAAAATAAATTATGACCGTTTCAACAATAAATTCTCTTTTTACTCTATTTTCCGGCGAAACCGATACGGAAAAATATTCTCCTCTTGTAAGTTCCGCAGTAACTCAGGTAAGGAATATGCTCCGTGAGGGTGCAAGCTCTAATGACATACGTCTTGACTATCTTTGTGCCGCTGTTGCAAATTACCGTTATACACAAATTACCTGCGTAAAAAACAAGGTTGCCTATACATATGCCGGTACTGCCGAAAAGGAGGGAAATTCCCAGCTTGAATACGACTTTTCAAAGGAACTTATGCTGGAATACTTCAGACAGTGCGGAGATCTGCTTTACGACGATAATTTTAGTTTTATGACGGTAGGATACGGAGGTGCGGCTGATGGATCTTAAAAATCTTGTTTACGGTATTTACGGACTGATAAATTATAAACGCACCGACGTATTTGCCGAATATGAAAAAATTCCCGTTAAGGATCACGATGATATTTATATTGTCACAAGTATTGAAAATATCTCACTGAAAAATCAGTTTATCAAAAGCAGTCTTAAAAGATATGAAACGCTGATTGATCTTAAAGTCAGAGTACTCGGACGTCCGGACGAAGATCCACTTGTTCTTTATGATTACATGGACAACGCTGTTATCAGCCGTCTTGCTTCCGGCGGATACTACTTGAAATCCGCTGAGATAAAAGGTCCTAAACAGGATAACGGATTAAAGCGTTTTGTCCTTGAGGGAATTTTTACACTTGAAGCGAAATCGGAGGCGGAAATATAATGAATCATGCTTTAGTCCTTGAGCAGGACTGCTCGGTAAACATTTCCGGAATCACAGTTTATATTGACGCATATGAAATATCTGCTGAAAATAAATTTTTATTTCAGCCTATGGCAGTTTCCGGAATTAGATTTCAGGAACTGGGCAGGCATCCGGCGTCCATAAAAATAACCGGAAGAATTCTTAAGTCTGAAGGAATAAATCCGGCAGCTCAGCTAAACGGTCATATGACTAATTCAACGGTATTCAATCTTAATATGGACGGTTTATATATTAATGCCGCAAAGCTGAAAAAATATTCTATAAATACTCAGACTAATTCCCAATTTCATCAGTGCGTTGTTGAATTTTACTGCGACAGCTACATAAACGGAGGCAGCTAATGAATTTAAAGCTTACATTACGTACTACGACAAATACAGATTATGAATTCGGAAGATGCGTTTCTTTTTTCTTCACCAAAGACGCATACACTCCGTATACTTTGTTTGAAGGAGTTTTTCTTACTGAAAAAACCGACATTGCAAATATTAAGGAAGTAATTTTTTCAGTTGACCAAACTGATATTCACTATGGACTTCTTGACAGTGTTGATTTTTGTACATTACAGGGTTATAAAATTATTAAAGTAAAATCCAAAGGATTTACGTCCCTGCTTTGTCAGAATCAGCCCAAACCCGGATTAAAGCCGGATTCCGATCTCGCTACATTAATGTCGGAATTTGACATACCAAATGTTACGTATGAGTCAACGTCGCTTTTAAATTACATTTACATAAAGGAAGGATCTACCTTATGGGACGCCGCTGCAAATTTCAATTTTCGTCTTAACGGAGGGTATCCTTATATTGAGGGGACAAATAACGTAAGAGTTACTCTTAAAACGCCTTCTGAAAAAACCGTTTCTGAAAACGATATTATAAAGACCGGAATAATTTACGATTATTCCAAAATTATCAGCCATCTTCACATGAAAGACGTTGACGGTACTTACGACGCTTTCAGCAGAAGCAATCTGTTTGCCATTAACCGCAGACTGATCAGGCATAAGCAGATCCCCCTTGATATGCAGTATCTCAGCGCTCCCGATTCCGGACTTCTCTTTAAACTTAATTTCAGTCAGAGGGGGTGCAGATGTCATTATGTTCAGTACATAGGATATTCCGGAGAAGATCTAAACGATATGGTGTCTTTTGGCGATGTCAGTCTTCAGAGAATTAAAAAAATTGAGCTTTCCGGGGGAAAGGGAACAGTCAAAACCTTACTCGGAGTTTATTCCGACGCTTTTTAA